AGTCCCTAATATTTAAGGATTACTTAAAGTCAGATCCAACGTTCTCTTGGGATACCTATGAGCCCATCCTCAAAAAGATTGAGGAGAAGTGTCTTTCCAAAGCGCAAAGAGCTCTTATGAGGTGGGAGAAAGCTCTTCACGAGCGTGATGACTTCTTTGCTTCAATCCCCTACTCTGAGTCTACGTACGAACTTAAGGACAAGATGCTCTCAAACACCCCTAAACTTTGGGATCAATACGAGTCCGTACAAGTACTTCTAGCTAAAGAGCAGGCATCTAAAACTCATGGTGATGTAGAGGAATCATTCTTAGAGAAACTACAATCGTAAATTATGCTTTTAAATACAAAGCTTCTAATAGAGAAAACTTCTGATTCTTCCTTGGAGGAAATAGATACTGTGATAGACCTCGCTTATGTTACATACATCCGCCAATTCATAGAGGATGATGACACACCCCCACAGTATCGTAGAGACACTTTTCTAGGTCTCTCTACTGGAGATGGAATCCCAATCAAAACCCCTTATAAGGAGGTATACGAACTTTTTCACAAGTCTCGTAACCCCTCTTTCACAAAAGATATACAACAAGACGACACACCGTCTATTTAAAATACGTGCATTAGTTTGTTCAGGGGCCCCAGGGCTGTAAAGTCAGGGCCCCACTTTTGCATACTAAACAAATAACACCATGACAGAAAAAGGTAGAGTATTATTCTCAATCCCAGGAAACTCAAACGTCACTACTCCCGATGGGTCTACACTCAAGGTAGAAGGATTCACCCCAGAAGATCTCATCTCCTTCGGTAATTATCTTCTTTCAGACCAACGTATTAATCTAATCATGACTCACCCAGAGAATAAAACTCCAGAAGATAAGATTGATGCATTAGGAAGTGTGTCGCACGCTGATTTTCAAAACTGGTTAGAAACCAACCCTGAGTACACTTCTAAATAAATAATAACATGGAACAGGAAAAAACAATGGAGTTACAAATACTCCCAGAACTAGAAAGAAAAGAAGAGTTGACTTCTTATTTAAATCTAGAGGTGAGAAAAGTAGGAGAAGAGATTAATCTAGAGCTTTATGATAAACTCCTGAATCTCCTTAGAGAATATAAATACGAATTAGTTACACTAAGAGTATCAACCAGTCGCTGGTAATGAACATAAAGGTACAGATTTCATTTGATGCATGGCCATATTCAGAGACCCATGCAGTAGAGATAACGCCAGAGCAGTTTAAGAATATGGATAAGACGGTAGATTCAATCACATCTAATTTAAAGATGAGACTTCTTTCTCACGTTCGTACCCACCATCCTGACATCTGGTATCAATACACACCGTTCAACGAACAAGACTTAAACAAATTAAAAGTAGAACCATCTAATGGCTAAGAATATTACACACGATAAAGAAACAAGAGAAAAAATGTTAGCAGGTATTTCCAAACTTGCAGAAGTAGTTGGATCTACCTTGGGTCCTATGGGACGTAATGTGGTAATAGAAACTCCTTACGGAGCAACTACGGTTACAAAAGATGGAGTTACAGTAGCAAAACACTTAGATGTAGAAGACGCAGTAGAGAACCTGGGGGTACAGATCATCAAACAGGCAGCAGCACGCACTGCCTCCCTAGCTGGTGATGGTACCACCACGGCTACTGTGATTGCAGCCTCTATTGTTAAGGAGGCAAATAAACTTATACAAGCTGGTGTTCCTCCAATCGATATTAAGCGGCGTTTAGATCAGCTTCTTAAACAATCCCTCCAACAACTATCTAACCAATCTAGAGAGGTAACTCAGGAGAAAATTGGTGAGATTGCAACCATCTCTGCTAACAATGATTCAGAGCTTGGAGAGCTCATCCAACAGGCATACTCCATAGTTGGTCCACAAGGTCTTATCACACTTGAAGAGTCTAAGACTGGAGCAACTACTCTAGAATATACAGAAGGTGTATCAGTGGAGAAAGGTTACGCCTCTCCGTACTTTATTACCGATGCTTCCAAAGGAGAAGCAGTCTTGGAAAACCCATTGATCTTTATTACAGACCAAAAACTCCGGTACATGCCAGAGATTGTTCCACTGCTTGAGATTGCAGCTACATCATCCAGACCTCTTCTAATTATCGCAGACGAGATAGAAGGACAAGCCTTAGCTCTTTGCGTACTCAACAAGTCTCGCGGAGTACTTTCTGTTGCCGCAATTACAGCGCCCTCTTTTGGAGAATCACGCGCCGAGCAACTTAAAGATATCGCAGCATTAACCTCTGCCACGATATACTCTAAAGCAGATGCATCTCGTCTTGAGCACATCAAGGCTCAAGATTTAGGTTCAGCCTCAAGAGTTATTGTCTCCAAGAATAAAACTATCTTTGTAGATCCAAATCGCAACGAAGAGTTGGTCTCTAAAAGAGCTGAGGAAATTCGCACCCTTATTACAGGAGAGAATGATCAATATCTACAGCAGAAACTACAACGTAGACTTGCAGACCTTACTGCGAAGGTAGCAGTTATTAAAGTTGGAGCTCCAACTGAAACTGAGCTTAAAGAGAAGAAGGATCGCGTAGATGATGCTCTTAGAGCCACAGCCTGCGCCCTTCAAAAAGGATATCTTCCAGGAGGGGGTACCGCTCTTGCTAAGCTTACACAGAAACTAGAGCTCTCTAATAATTTGATAGATAATTTGTATACTTCGGCACTTTCTCAACCGCTTATGAAAATAGCTTCCAATGCTGGAGTACCTGGGGAGGTAGTACTACATAAGGTTCTACAAAACCCACAGGAGGATTTCGGGTTTAATGCTCTTTCTATGGAGTATACCAATTTAGTAGACGAAGGAGTTATCGATCCCACTATTGTGGTAGAACAAGCTCTTACAAATGCTGTTTCTGCAGCCTCTATGGTAATACTGTCATCCTCGTCTCTGACTAATGCGGATAGAACCCCGCCTTATTCTCCAGGAGACATTAATGACTATGCTGCCCAATAGAGAAAATTTCTTAGTAAAAGATCCAGTATTTCACCCCCTCTCATCTGACTATGCATCGTTCTGGTCAGAACAAATGAGGAGGTGTGTACTAGGTCACTGGGAAGGAGGTACTTGGATGCCTCCTTCCCTATACTATTATATAAACTTCCATACTATTCGTCTTAACAAGGACGAACACACTGCGACCAAAATGTTCGCTCAGCCCCACCTCAGAGATTTGGAATGGTACTTTTTTCGCCATTACACTGAGGCTAGGGGCTTTTCTGGTTTCTCCCTGGATCAAGAAAACTCCTCTCATAGAATTCTTCTAGACCCAGATATATCCATTGAAACCTTAAAGAAGAAATACCCAAATACCATAACCCCAGACGGTAGACGTAAGAACTACATTCCAGCTAGGTCGTATATGACCTCCTCCTTCGACCAACCAATGGGAGATCCGCTATTTGAGAACCAACTACAGAACTTCATGATGCTTGGGTCTCGTGATATAGGTAAATCCTACTCCGTATCAGGACTCATTGCGCATAACTTCATATTCTCTGGAGCTGTATCACTCGACGGACTCTACAACCCAGAGGCTTCTGAGATTCTTGTAGGTGCAGAGAAATCAGATAAGTCTGCAGATATCCTTAAAAAAGTTAGGGATGCCCTAGACCTTCTTCCTGGTAAACAAACAATCTACACAGGTACTGGAGAGCGCACATACCCTTCTCCACTTAACAAGCGTTATCGTGGATCTTGGGATGTGAATAAAGAAATTGTTGCTGAGTATAAGAAAAAATCACAAGGAGCTTGGACATCTACTGGTTCTAAAACCTCTATCAAGCACCGCTCGTTTAACTCTGACTCTTTTGCCGCGCAAGGTACTCGACCACTTCTGATGGTACTTGAGGAGGTCGGCATGTTTTCAAACCTCAAAGACGTTTACGTCAACTCTGTAGACGCCCTTCGTCGCGGTCTTCGTAAAACTGGTATGCTAATGATGTTAGGTACTGGTGGTGACATGGAGAAGGGTACGCTCGACGCCTCTGAGATGTTCTATGAACCCGACAAGTATGATCTTCTTCCGTTTGAAGATGTGTGGGAAGGTAGAGGTAAGATTGCTTACTTTGTACCAGCCTATCTAGCTCTTGATAATCATAAGAACTCAAACGGCGAGTCTGATATAGAAGCTGCAAAAAACGAACTACTAAAAGTACGTAAAAGAAAACAAGGTAATAATACATCCTCCGAGGCACTTAACAAGGAGATGCAGTATCGTCCTCTTGTACCGTCTGAAATGTTCCTCTCCAAGTCTGCTAATGTATTTCCAACAGCAGAGCTCCGTAGAAGGCTTTCCGAGGTACAAACTCATAAGATATACGATCATACTGAGAAAAAGGTTAATTTATTTTTTGACCCTAAATCCAAATACAATGGCGTTAATTATGATGTAGATCCTCGCCTAGATGCAATAAGTGTTTTCCCTTACGATGGAGATGCCCGAGAAGGAGCTGTGGTAATTTACGAGTTCCCAAAACTAATAGATGATAAGGTTCCAGATGGAGCCTACATTATAGGCTGTGACCCATTCAAAGATGATTCACAAACAGGACAGTCACTAGCATCTATCTATGTTATGAAGACATCTAAATACCCCTCCACAATCGGGTACGATGAGATTGTTGCTTCTTACATTGGTAGACCATACCTCGGTAAAAACCAAGTAAACGAGACCTTACACAAACTATCATTATTCTACGGGAATGCGAAAATATACTTCGAGAACGCTGTAGGTAATGTTAAGGACTACTTCGAAAAGGTACGTCGCTTGGATCTTCTCGCACGCCAACCAGTGACTGTATTTAACCGTAAGGCATCATACGATTCAAGTCCACAAATAGTTTATGGATATCCCATGTCCAATCAAAAGATAAAATGGGAAGCTCTTCAATATCTAAGGATGTGGCTCTTAGAAGAAAGGGAAGAGAACAAAAGAAATTTGGATCTTATAATAGATCCGGGATTGCTACAAGAGTTAATATCCTTCACCATGGAAGGTAACTTCGACCGAGTGATGTCCCTAGTGGGGTGTATTATCGGTATGGAAGAAACAAGAAACTTGGCTAAAAGAAAATTACAATCAGAACAAGAAACCTCACAAATACAAAAAGATTTTGAAAGACTAATCGTCAACAATAAAAACTTGTTTAATGCAAAACTTTCCAAAACAACGTCTATCATATACCCAAAAAGCCAAGAACAACTTCAAGTGGGCTAAGGAGACGGTTGACACTATACTAGCTTGGTCACCTCACAGCACTACCTCAAAAACTGGTGCTTCTTTGGAGTACTCCAGAAAGCTAGCTAATTATAAATTATTCAACAACATCGTAGATCAAGAAGACCTAGCTCGCGAGTGTAATCCACTAGGACTAGACGTTGGTCAGATGAAGGATCAAATCCAACCCTACAATAAAACCTATAACAAAATCCAGGTTCTATTAGGGGACGAACTCATGCGTCCTTTTCGCTACAAAGCTCTTCTGGTAAATTCAGATGGTATACGCTCTAAGATGGAGATAAGAGATTCCATGATTAAGAACTATATCTACTCTACCATACAAAAGACACTCCAATCCATTAAAGGCGCGTACGTCCCAGAACTGGTAGAGGACATGTCCCAGCAGATAATGCCACCAGACGAGGTTCAAAAGTACATGCGGTATACTTACCGCGATCGTCGTGAAACCCTGTCAGATCGCATACTTCAGTATCTATACCGATCACTCTCTATCCGCGATAAAAAATCCGATGCCTTTAAGCACGCATTAATATCAGGAGAGGAGATTGTCTATGTAGGGGTAGAAAACAAAGAGCCTATACTTGAGGTAATCAATCCACTTGGATTTTTCTACCACAAGTCTGGTGAAAACAAATGGATTCAAGACGGTCTTTACGCAGGCTTTCGGACCTACATGACAATAGGCGAAGTACTTGATTCCTACTCCCAGTACTTATCAGAAGAAGACATTAAAAAACTTGAGGAAAATCCAAACTCACTCGCCCCTCTAACAGATATCAAGATGACTTCTACCATGAAGTACCACCGCACTGAAGAAGATCATCTATTAGGTTCTGTTCTAGGAGCAGACGAAGGTTCCTATGGAGTACCTCGCGAAACTAACATCCTTGTACAACATGTAGAGTGGAGAAGTCAACGTAAGATTGGATTCCTATCTTTTGTTAACGACTACGGAGATGAAGAGACTACGCTAGTATCAGAGGACTTCTTTGTTCCAGACACAGCCGAAACAGTTACCGACATTGGTACTTTCGGTCAAAAGATAAAGTACTATGTGTGGGTAGAAAACGGCATGACTTACTCACTCAGATGGGATTACATTCCTGAGATATGGACCGCCACCAAAATAGGTCATGATATATACTGTATGATTGGTCCTAAGGAAGAGCAGTTCCGTTCTAAAGACAATCCATTCCAAGTATCCCTTGGTTACCACGGACTCGTGTATAACGCAATGAATGCTGAGTCTGTATCTTTCATGGATCGTATGAAGCCTTTCCAATATCTTTACTTCATTGTGATGCACAAGCTTAAAAAAGCAATTGCACAGGAGCAAGGTAAGGTTTTCCACTTTGATATATCCATGGTAGATCCAGCATTGGGATTAGAGAAAACTCTGTATTACTTAAAAGAGCTTAATATAGATTTCTATAACCCCCTCATGAATGCCGACGCTCCAGGCAGAGATCAGCGAGGTAAGGTTTCTCATACCTCGGATATGTCTAATATGGGTAACATCATTAATTACATATCTATTCTAAACGCTATTGATCAGCAGATCTCTGAAGTAGCAGGTGTAACCAAAGGACGTGAGGGACAGCTTTCTCCAAACGAGGCCGTAACCAATGCTCAGTCTAATATCCAAATGTCTGCTCTCGTTACGGAGCCTTACTTCCAAGCTCACTTTAAACTTTGGGAGCTTATTCTGACTTCCCTAGTCGCAGCCGCGCGTAATGCCTGGCGTAACAAAGAAATAGTTAAGCAGTTTGTTCTTGACGATCTTTCAGCGATGACTCTTGAGATGTCTAAGGACGAACCTCAAGACTGGGAAATAGGTGTGTTTATATCAGATTCCGGTAGAGAACACGAGATGTTCCAAGCACTCAAAGCAATATCAGATGGACTTCTCAATACCAACCGTGCTACGTTCTCTGACCTTATCAAACTCTACGAAGCTACTTCTGCTTCCGAGTTAAAAGCTGCAATAGAAGCCTCCGAAGAAAAATCCTTCCAACAACAGTCTGCTCAACAACAAGCTGAAATTGAAGCTGCTCAACAAATGGAGCAAGCTCGTCAAGCTTTTGAACTTGAGAAACAAGCACGCGAGCATGAGCACGATTTACTTATCGCTCAAATTGAATCCTTTAAATTCCAAAAAGATCAAGATGTAGATGATAATGGAATTCCAGATCAGTTTGAGGTGCAGAAGTTTCTAATGGATAATAAACTTAAATCACGCAAGCTGGACATTGAGGAAGACAAATTAGCCTTTGATAAAGAGAAATCAAAAGAAGAGTTAAAAATTAAGAGAAAACAAGCTTCAAAGCCCTCTAAATAGAAAATTAGGCTATTAATGAGGTAAAATAGTTATAAAAAAATTTGGAGACGTATTTTACAATCACTTAAATTTACATGACAGAAGACTTTTTAGAGGATTTCTTTACTATAGAGAATAGTAAAACCCTCGATGATAATAAGCAAGACCCTACAAACGAAGAAGAGGAAGTAGAGATTCTAGATCCAATAGAGGACCCATCTCAAACAGAGCCAATAGATGAGGAGGAATCACCAAAAGGTGATGAGGTAATCACCGGGTATATAGAATTTCTAAAAGCCAATGATCTTATCGATCTACCTGAGGACTTAGAGCAAATCAACGGTACTCCAGAAGAACTAGAAAAGATCTTCGAGCACACTAAAAAAGCTAGAATAGAAAAGACGGTAGACACCATCATGAGTTCACTTCCAGATGATTTCAAACCTCTTTTCGAATACGCCTTAGCAGGAGGTACCTCCATACAAGAATTCATGTCTGTGTACGGACCAGATCCAGTAGATTCTATATCGCTGGAAGATCCAAACTCACAAAGACTTGTACTGAAGGAATACTACCAACGCACAACTCAGTACAGCCCGGAAAAAATAGACAGAATGATTTCTTATCTTTCTGATCCAGAAGATCTTAGAACTGCAGCTGAAGAAGCTATGGAAGATCTAAAGGACCTCAAAGAACAAGAAAAACGTCGTCTTATAGAATCCAAAGCAGAAGAGAACCAAAGACAAGCTGAAGCGGCAAAACAAAGAACTGTAGAGCTGGCAGCTTCAATTGATAACTCCTCAACGATTCACCCACAACGGAAACACAAGGTAAAATCCTTTTTCTTCGAGCCCGTACAAATAGGTCAAAACACTACTACACAATTTAATCACGTTATTCAAACTATCCTACAAAATCCAGCGCATCAGGCGCAGCTAGGCGATATACTTTTAGAGTATGACCCAGAAAAAGGATTTATACTAGATAGACTAGAGAAAAAAGTAAAAACTAAAGCTGCCCAGGGCTTTAGACAATTAATAGAAGAGACGCTTGGTGCTAAACCAAAGGGCGGTAAATCATCTACCACTCCTCAGAGCAAAACTTCTATTGACTGGGAAAGATTCTTAGAACAATAATAAACTATGTCTACTCCTAAATCTTCTTTAATAATCAAACAATACGATTCTTTCGGAGGTAACTTTATCGATTCTGATTATATCGCAGCTGCGTACGAGTCCGGTAAACCAACTTATCTGGAAGGAATGTTGATGAAGACTTATTCTTCACAATCTCGTTTCTTTAATGTAAAGCCGTTCCTTTCTTTGACAGGAGCAAAATCTAATGGCGGTAAGGTTGTCGAAACCGAAATCGTACGTTGGAGACTTCAAGGCGCTGAGTACAAAGCTGCTCGCGTAATTGAGAATATTGAGACTGGTCTTACCACTCCAGGTATGAACAACTCTACTTTCCGTATCAAGCTTGATTTGGATTACTACCACTATCCAGATATCTTGGTTGCTGAAGACAATGAATACCAACTCCAAGTAGTTGAAGGCCCAATTCCTGACGGCACTGGCAGCATCTATGTTGTAAAACTGATGACTGACAACCCAATGGTATTTATGCCTGCAGACCTCATGGAGCCAGGTCGCCAGTTCTGCAAAGTATCCACCGCTGTACCAATCGAGTACAACCAATGGTTCGGTACCCAGCAGTATCCAAACGTGTTCCTCTTGGAAGCACAAATTGGTAACTTCGCTCAGTCTATCCACGTTACGGATAAAGCATGGCGCGAAGGCGGTCGTCTTGGTTTCGAGTTCATGCACACTGATATGAACGGAAACACTCAAGTAGTTCGTAAGTTCCAGCCTTATGCTGAAGCTCTCATGGTTGATGAGCTGTATCAGTCTATGGAATGGGCGCTCACTTATGGCCACAAGACTACTCACGCTGGTCCAGATAAATACTGGCAAAAAACCGGCGCAGGTATCCGCGAACAACTCAAAGATGGATGGATTCAGTATTACTCTGGAGCTCTGTCTGTATCACTTCTTCAGGATTACTTAATGTCAATTTTCTTTGGTCGCTCAGACGAGTCTCAGCGCTCTGTAAAACTGATGACCGGTACTTTGGGATCCATCCTGTTCCACAACGCACTCGCTGCTGTTGCTAACGGATTCTTAACTGTTGACTCACACTACATTCGCTCTGCTGAGAACCCCGGTTCTCCAACGCCAGGTCTGGCTTACGGTGCTCAGTTCACACGCTACACCGGTCCACAGGGTATCGTAGTAGATTTGATGCTTAACCCACTGTACGACGATATTCGCTACTGCAAAACCTTCCACCCACTGTACCCAGACATGCCTATCGACTCAGCTCGTATGACTGTACTGGATTTCTCTCCATATGGTGCAGCTAATAACATCGAACTGTTGAAAGTAAAAGATACTTTCTACTACGGCTACCAAGCTGGTATGATTTCCCCATCTGGCCCAATCACTTCTGGTCAGTTTGGCGGTCTTAAGGCTGGTTATGATGTTGCTATCCAAGGTACTGCAGGTGTAGTAATCCGCGATGTATCTCGTTGCGGTGAATTGATTTTGTCTGTAGAGTAATATGGATTTAGAACAGCAACTTGGGATAAAGTTGTCTGTCTTGATTTCAGGCTTGATAGGAGGCATTGTTTCACTTACTTATGACACAAAGATATCTTTTGCTAGAGCTTTGTTGCTTATACTAGGCGGTGCCTCCACAGCAGCCTATCTACAACCTGTCGCACAACACTATTTAGGGTTACCGGAGCAATTCTCTACTGGACTTGGGTTTATCATGGGACTTGTTTCTATGAAGATTATAGAGTTCTTAATAGAGAATACAGAGAAGTATTTAAAATCAAACCTTAGACCAAATGGACACAGCCCTACTAGCGATAATAAACGGGATAATAACGGGGATTAGCGTTAGCGGCATAGTACATATTTTACAGGAGAGATTCACACAGTCTAAAGTACTTCGAACTACACACCCTATAGAGTACTATGCTTTGCGCGGCAGTTTTGCTGTTCTCGCATCAGCGCAACTTTCATCCCTTCTATATCCACCAAACCCGTCACTAATGGTGACATCACTTTGTGTGGGAATAATATCACACATAATTTCAAGAAATTTCGATTAATACCAACATATTGTTGGGACTTCGAGGAGACTCAAATAAAGAAGTAAAATAAAACATGAGTAGTAAATTAGTTTTCATTAAAAGCATACCGCGCCAAACAGCTACAGGCGCTTCAGAGTGGTCATCAGACACCTCAGGAAAGAAACTCCATAAAACCAAAATAGGTAGAGCTGTTGACAAGATTATGGCACTTTACTCGCCAAGAGTGGGAGGACTTGCCAATTATATCTCATACAATTATCACGTAGATCCAGCAACTGGACAACCTTTCTTAAACGAAAAGGGACAACCAATTCTTCTCCAAGAACACTTAGAGAACAAGTGGAACAAACCACCTGGATTCTTCTCAAACCAAGCTGCCTCTAGAAACTACAAAGGAGATGGTTCGGACTTAGGATACTATTATCAAAAGTCATGGACACTAGCTGACGGTACTACAGTACTTGATCTTAATCTAATGGATGATGAAATTGGTTATTATGTAATGTTAGCCTCATCTCTAGTAGCTAATTCCGAGCAAGAATGGAGAGCACATAAATGGCCTAAAGCTAAGTTTTATATAGCTCTTGAAAATGAATCTGCAGAACTTAGATTCTCCAAGAACCAACTTAAAGCCAAGTGCTTAGGTACTCTTGAGATGATGGAGTTCTCAGATAAAGCTAAAAGGACTGTCGCAACACTTCTTGGTCTTGTTAACGCTAAATCAGAAGTTTCATCTTTCGCAGTGTACAATTTACTTGTAGATTATATAGAATCAAACACAGCTCAAAACCTTGAAAAATACCTATCCTTATACAACCTAACCAAGACAGTAGACGGTAAAAACAAGCTCGAAGCGATGTGGACACTAGCTCTTGCTAAAGATCTGGGAGTTGTTTACGCCAAACAAGACGTATGGACTTGGGTTACTTCCCAAGGTCAAAATCTAGTTATAGGAGATAGATACGCGGACGCTGTAGACTATTTACTTTCCCCTAAAAAGGAACAAGAGCTAGAAGAAATTTTAGCTCAAATAAAAGAAAAGCAAAAATAATAAAGGATGGCTTCTATTCGAGAGCTACATTACCAATTTAAGCTAAACATGGATAGGGTAGATTCTCTGAGCAATCCAGACTTCAATGTCGCAGAGATCGATTGGCTTTTAAACGAAGCTCAATTGATCTTTATTAAACAGAGGATGAATCCTACATCGAATTCTAAACAAAGAGGATTCGAGCAATCTCAAAAAAGGATAGATGATCTTGGGAATCTAGTAATTAAATTCCCACTCCAACCAGGAGTAGTTCCACAAAACCCATCAAGCGGTGTGTACGAATTACCTCTACAGAATCTAACCTTTCCTTATCTTTATCTAATATCTTCTTGGGTAGAAGCGGAGGTAACTCCAGGATGTACGAAAAAGGTACCACTTAAGTTCGTCCAACATGACGATTACAGGTACGCTTTAGAAGATCCGTTTAACTCAGCAGGAGAAGAATTTATACCGTATAATATAGGTAGAGCTTCTAATAGTACAAACGAAGCTTTATATATTTATTCTCCTTATCCTATTTCAAATGTATTTGTAGAATATATAAAATATCCTTCAAGAGTATCTTTCGGCACCTATCAATATATAGATGGTATAATTTATCCAGAGCAAACACTGGAAACATCTCCAGCCACACATCCAGAGATAGTAGATATTGCCTGTGTACTCGCAGGTTCGAACACACAAAATCCTGAATATATTCAGTTGAGGCAAACTAAAACCCTCATACATGAATAATTTTTATTTAACTAATGATTTCAAATAGAAAACGCGCCACCGAATCCTTCATCGTAAGTATCGCTGGTCAATCTACCATGCCTACAAGTGGTCAGTATTACAATTCTTCAACCGGTAACGTTAGTCTTGCTAACGGCCAGCTCGGTATTGTATCAGCTTCTCATTGGGGCACCACTGCAATGAATAACTTTGTTGACAACTCACCAACCTTGGCTGAGGCGCCAGTAATTGCTATTTATCAGGGCACATCAGCGTCAGCATCCGTAGCCACTGCTTCTGCAACCTACCCACTGTCTGTACGCTCCTTCGAAAAAACCAATAACATCGATGGCCGCAACAAAGGCATAGTAGTTACCAAACAAGCGTTCCGTGGAGCTAAGAATAGCCTGTGGACTGTAGGTGTAATCTCCTCGTCTACTGTTGGCGAAATCAATGTTTTGGATGAAACCGAATACCGTCTTACTGTAGCATTTAATTCTCGTCGTTCTGATGAGCATTTGTCTACTGGTAACCAAGTAGCAAGTCTCCCACTGACTCTCACTACCCCTAACTTCACAAACTTGGGTATGTCAGATCTTTTGGCTCGCGACTATATCGCTACGCACTTTGGTTATAAGATCAATGTTAACTCTGCTGCATTCCTTCGCTCTAACCAGTTCCAAGGCAATGATCCAGTTATTGCTTTCGCAGTAGGTCTTGCTAACTCTGGTCCTGGCGGCGCTGCTGCTGGTACTGAGATCGCAGGTCTAAATGCTGGAGACACCCTAGCAGTAGTGACTATTGATGGAATCGATCGTAGCATTGTTGTTACCCAAGAAATCCTCGATACTTTGGATGCTGCTTCAGCCGCTTCTGGCTTTACACACATTTTCAAAATCGACACAGCTAATGCAGGTACTGCTACAGGCGGTACTGCTACTGGTCTGTTTATCATGGGTCTGGACGAGAAACTTGCTTACGTAGATCGTATCCCTCAAATCAAAGTTCGTCTCCGCGTAGCTCTACGCTCCGGTTTCGACTACCTGACGGTTAATAATACTGAAGAAGTAAACCCAGATGAAGGTCAAGGTTATTCCCGTCAATTGGATCTCCTTTACCAAGAAACTCAAGGACAACGTAAATACGCTCAGCGTCACGTAGAAGATCCGGTAATCAACTACCCATCTCCTATCGTAGACGGACAGCAGTACGTTGTATATAACATCCTGCACGGACGTTCCGAACAGGTTGACACAACTAACGTGGTGTATTCTCCATACAGAGAAATCGTATGTATCCCAAGATACTCCACCGGTACAACTACTAATCCATTGATTGCTACGTTCGACACCTGGTTCAATACCTGGTTGGGCGCAACTGGTAATCCATCGATTGTTTCTGTAGTGTAATTATTTTAACTCTTGTAATGGGGGAGTCTTGAAGTCCAACGACTTCCGGGCTCCCCTTTATTATTTTCATAACTTATGTCTTTAATAACTCCCGATTTTTCTACCATAGGTATACTTAGGGCCGACTTGCCTCTAACAAAAGTATTCCACGATCAAACTATGTTTGGCGACGGAACACGTAAGTCACCCCTTAGAGCCAATTACCACCGAGTTGGTAATGGAAGTCCAGAGGGTGTAGTAACCGCTCCAGTAGGTACGTTGTACTCTAGACTGGATGGAGGTACTAACACCACTTTGTACGTAAAAGAAACAGGTACTGGGAACACAGGCTGGGTTGCTAAGTAAACTCAAAAACGCTTTCCTCAATGACTCTAGAAGATTTAAAGAAAGTTCATATACCGATAAACGTATATAACAAACCGAACAACAAGGAGGTAGCAAGTCGAGGAATCCAGCTGTACAACGATAGTGTAAATCTATACGATGCTCTTCAGTTAATAGTGGCAACGCCTTTAGCAACTGATCTATCACACACACTGTCTGCAAATACCATTACCATAGAGTCCTCGACTGGCTCTAGTACTACAATACCTGCTGCAACTATTTCTCTAGCGGGAGCAATGTCTGCTTCTGACAAAGTAGCACTCAACTCTCTAATTACCCTATCTGGTGTAGCAGCAGCGTCTACACATTTAGGAACATTTACTGGTAATATAATACCAGACAATTCGACGATAAAAGAAGCTCTACAAGCCCTAGAAAGCCAAGTTCAATTAATACCACTAGTTGTTCCAGCCAATCTTACTTCAGCTTCTTTAGCAATTACAATTACAAACGGAACTGGAGCTGTGTTAGGTTCAGGGACCACTATCACCTTCGATGCTTCACAGCTAGATTTAGGGGATATCGGAGGTACTCTCGATGTAACACAAATAGATCAAAGTGGCGCAACCAATGGTCAAGTACTTATCTACAACTCTACTACAAACCAATGGGAGCCGACTACTTACACTCCTCCAACACAAGTCCATAACGACTTAACAGGTTTACAGGGAGGAGCAGCTACACAATACTATCACTTACCACTAAGCATCTACACAAAGCTTGCTTCCCCAACTACCAATACATTTTTAGGAAGATCCTCTACATCTGGAGAAATACAGTATATAACCCCTACAGCATCCATAGAGATGGTAGGAACCAACTTCTCACTTACTAATGACTTAGCTCTACCAGGAGATGACATGTTCTATGGCACAGACGGGTCAGGTATCAAGGGTTGGTATTCTACAACATCACTCGCTAGTATATCTGAGGTACAAGTTACTGATTCTTTGGATATAGATTTCACTGTAACAAACCCAACCACAACCCCAAACATAACTGCTGAGTTAACTACCACGGGCGTTACTCCATCTACATACGGAGCAGCAGATACTGTAGGGTCATTCACAGTAGATGATAGAGGTAGAATAACCGCTGCCTCTAATATACCTATATCTATAACTACGAGTTCTATATCTAACTTTAATGAATCAGTACAAGATTTAATAAGTACTACGCTTGTAGGAGGATCAGGTATAACAGTTACATACGACGATACTTTAGGCACAGTTACACTTAGTTCTTCCGCAGCCCCGACTGGAGTTGCAAATAGAATAGCTTGGTGGCTAGACCCCAATACTTTAACTACTGATATAGATTTACAGTTTGATGGTACTTATATGACTGTTGGT